TCTATTGAATCCAATACCTCGTTTTCTTTTGTTTTTGTATCATGAATGTTTTCATTTATACTTAATGCTGATTTTAATCTAGAATTTATAGATTCGTTTATAGAACTTGTTAAGGCTCTTTTGGTGTATTCTCGGAATATTGAAAGTCTATTAGCAGTTAAAGGTCTGTCAAAAAATCTATTTACTAATAATTTTACAAACTCATCTGATGGATTATTTATTTCCGTTTCAAACTCTTTTCTAATGGCTTTAATATATTTCAAGGATTCGGCAGAATCTAAAATACTTTCAAGGTCGTAAGATGTTTTGGTGAATTTTTCTAAAACTTTTATGGAGCTATCTTTTAAATCATCAAGATTGATGGTTAAAAATGGTTTTTCATCCATAATATTTGGTTTTTCCAAATCAGTATAGAAATTATATATTATTCCATTGGTAAGAATTCCAAAACAAGCCTTTGAAACATGGTAGTATCTATGTAGCTGAGAATTATGAGCATCTGCATTTTCTTTCCAATGTTTACACTCTATAACTAAAATAGGCTCACCATCTTTCATTATCATGTAGTCTACCTTTTCCCCTTTTTTAGTGCCAATATCACATACAAATTCAGGAATAACTTCTATTGGATTGAAAATATCATATCCAAGAATTTGTATAAAAGGCATGATAAATGCATTTTTAGTAGCCTCTTCTGTTTGTATCTGTTCTTTTAGATTATCCACCCTTTGGTGTAGTTGTTCTAATTTTGTTTTTAGTTCCATTATGTTTTATAAAAATATTTTAGATAAATGTTTTTTCATTAGTAGAATGAGTGACTATGAAATCCTACCCCCTTAAAAATGTAGTTTGGAATTCCATTAGGTGATGTTTTTTGGCATATGATAATATAGCCTTCTAAATAGTCAGGTTCCATGTTGTTCCCTTCTACTTCAAAGGCTAAAAACTTACTATTTTTTACTACAAATCCCATGTCTTATTTTAAAGTGTTGATTTATAGTAAATTACAAACTTTGTGGAGCTGGAGGGATTTTATTAATATTGTAATAAATTATTATAAAACATCATTTTGCTTAGAATCAATGAGTTATATTGAGTTATAATTAATATGATTTATCATAAAATACCATGGACTAACACTAAAAAGGTCCCTGTTTTTTATATTAGGGACTATTGTTAGTTAGTTGTTTTTTATAACTATTTTTACAAATCTAACAGATTTTTAATTCATTCTTTACCTATTGTAATGTCCTAACTACTTATTTTGTTATAAGCATTTTTTTAATTGTGTAAAGGTAAGTATGTTGAAATGATAGAAATTTTATTAAAAATACAGAAAGAGGAATAATGTTGAGGACTGTTGTAATAAGGAAATAGAATGTCAAAAATAGACATATTTTTCAATGTTTGTCTGAAAAGCAAATAAAATAAATAGTATAAAAACAAAATCACATAAATTTTAGTTTGTATGGTTCTTTTTCTTTATTCTGTAACGAGATGAGCATAAAAATAAAGCTTGTCTATCATAAATGCATAAGCTTCTTTATGAATTGTATTATCCAACATCGACAGTTTTTAGATACTGCATCAGGTTTGATTTCAACAGCTTTCACCTGCCCAAAATGTTGTTTGTCAATCACCATTTTGTAAAACTTAATTGGATATTCTGTTTTATTTTCTTTAAGGTCTGTTTTTATATGTTTTTTGTCCTTTAAGATATTTATAATAGTAGATTGATCTTCTTTAGAGCATTTTAATCCAAAATATACAGCTTCAATACAATTTTTAACTTCAATAGAATGAAAACCCTCTTTTCCTTCCATATTAAAATAGAGTAGTCTTAATTCATTTTCATATTCCCACTGTTTTCCTTTAAGGAAGAAAGCATCCTTCATATTGATACTATCTTTGTTAGAATATTGACTGATATCTTTATCTGAATAAATTACATCACCAAAAAAGCAAATAACACTATCATTATCGTGTGCTAATTTCGTTAATGAATTAGGAAAATGATATTTGATACACACTCCTTTGTGTGAATCTGCATAATGAGCCCACATTAACTCATTCAAATATTCAAATTTTGCTCCTGGATGTTTTTCCTCACTTACCATTTCTTGTGTGTTTTCGTCTGTTCTTGGTAGTTTTATATTTGATGAAAAACAAGCAATCTTCAAACATTCATTATAGGCATGGCGAATCATCTGAGAAACTTCTTCATCATTATTTAATAGTTCAAGGATGGGGCAGTCAAAAGGATCATTGAAATACCCTGGAGAAGTCAGGCCTATACTTTCATTGATTAATGATTGGAATAAGTATTCGTTGCATGTTCTAAACTTATATGCGATTGGATTATAACTTGTATGATAAGATTTAATTATCAAATAGTAAATATACTTTTTAAAGGAATATGTCGAGTTTTCTTTATGCTTAATCCCTAGTCTATGCCAGCATAGGGCAAGATTTCCGAATAGTACAGTCTTTATTCCAAACTTATATTTTACAGACTCGTTTTCGTCAAAGAATTTAATCCTTTCAGATAGTAACTCAACTTCGTCTTTTGATAGAGTTTCTAGTTCAAATATTCCGACAGAATATAAAATCAAAGCCTCTCCATACTTTTGCCCCATATCTTTATCATAAAACATGTAATCAATAGAATTTACCCATTCTTCTTTGAATGAGTCAATAACTTCTTTCGCATTAGTTTTGGAAACATTATTTTTATATTTTCCTATATAAGATAATATTTCATTATGGTATCTTTCTAAATCTTTATTTTCCATTATAATTTTATATTTATTTCTACAAATATAGTTATTGATAAGGTAAGGTACTCTATAAATTATTAGTACAAAATATTTCAAAAAAATCTTACTAATGTATATAAAGATATTCTATTAATCATATCAAATATAATCACTAATGTTATAAATATTGTTACATTTGTGTCTTATTACAGTAATTTTACTATGAGCAAGGAATTTCAAATAGAAAATAATTTATTGGATTGGCTAAAAGAATTAAAATACACCTACCGACCTGATATTACTGATAGAAAAACTCTTGAACAGAACTTCAAAGCCAAGTTTGAAAGGTTGAATCGTGTCCATCTTACAAGTAGTGAATTTCTTAGACTTCGTGAAGAAATTATTAATGCGGATGTTTTTATAGCCTCAAAATCATTGCGTGAAAAACGATATTTTTTGCGTGAAGATGGCACTCCTCTTATTTATAGTTTAGTAGATATTAAAGATTGGTGTAAGAATGATTTTGAAGTAGTCAATCAGCTGAAAATCAATACGGAAAATAGTCATCAAAGATATGATATTATCCTTCTTATTAATGGCTTGCCTTTGGTGCAAATAGAACTCAAAAGAGGCGATGTGTCACATCGTAAGGCAATGCAACAAATTGTAGATTATAAAAACGAAAAAGGTAATGGTTACTCCAATTCTTTGTTGTGTTTTATGCAAATGTTTATCGTAAGTAATGGAACTAAAACACTTTATTTTGCAAATAATAGAAATGAACATTTTACTTTTAATGCAGATGAACAATTTTTACCTGTATACGAGTTTGCTGATATTCAGAATAGGAAAATTTCAGGACTAAAAGATTTTACACAGTTTTTTTTACCTAAATGCACACTTGGTGAGATGATTAGTAAATATATGGTCTTGGTAGAAAGTGAGCAAAAATTGCTTGTAATGCGTCCATATCAAATTTACGCAGTAAAGGCAATTGATGAATGTGTAAAACAGAATAGGGGAAATGGGTATATTTGGCATACTACAGGAAGTGGGAAAACTTTGACTTCGTTCAAAGCATCTACACTTATGAAAGATAATCCAGAAATAGAAAAATGTCTATTTGTAGTGGATAGAAAAGACCTTGATCGCCAAACTAGAGAGGAGTTTAATAAATTTCAGGAGAACAGTGTAGAAGAAAATACAAATACCGAAACTTTGGTAAGGCGTTTACTTTCTTCGGATTATGCTGATAAAGTGATAGTTACTACAATTCAAAAATTAGGATTGGCGTTAGATGATGCTAATAAGAAAAATTACAAAGAACGGTTGCAGGTAATGAGCGATAAAAGAGTTGTATTTATTTTTGACGAATGCCATCGTTCTCAGTTTGGTGAAAATCATCGAGCAATTACAGAATTTTTCCCAAATGCTCAATTATTTGGCTTCACAGGAACACCTATTTTTGAACAAAATTCAACAGCTAAAATCCGAGAAGACCAATACGAAAGCTATAAAACTACAGAATCTATCTTTGAGAAAGAACTACATGACTATACCATCACCAATGCTATAGAAGATAGAAATGTGCTGCGTTTTCATATTGATTATTATAAAGGAGAGGGTAATCAAACACATAAACAAGGTGATTTAATTACCAAACAAGCAGTAGTAGAGGCTATTTTGGATAAACATGATTCTGCTACAAATTCTAGAAAATTTAACGCAATATTTGCAACTGCTTCTATTAATGATGCCATTGAGTACTACAAACTTTTCAGGAAAATACAGAGAAGTAAACAACAGAAAAATGAAGATTTTAAACCCTTGAATATTGCTTGTGTGTTTTCTCCACCAGCTCAATTAATGGAAAAAGAAAATGATCTTAATAGCTTGAAAAACTCAGCAGACATTAAACAATTACAAGAAGATCTAATTCAAGAAAAAGAAGACAATCAGCAAAATCCAGAAGAAAAAAAGGAGACACTGATACAAATTATCAATGATTATAATAGGCAGTTTGGAACAAATCATAACATTAACGAATTTGATCTATATTATCAAGATGTTCAAAATAGAATAAAACTTCAGAAATATAGTAATAAAGAGTATTCTAATCAAAATAAAATTGATATTACTATTGTAGTAGATATGTTACTTACTGGGTTTGATAGTAAATATCTCAATACATTATATGTAGATAAAAATTTGAAATACCATGGATTGATTCAGGCTTTTTCTAGAACTAATCGTGTGCTTAATGATACGAAACCTTATGGAAACATTTTAGATTTTCGTTCACAACAAGATGCTGTTAATCAAGCTATTGCTCTTTTTTCAGGAAAAAATAGTGAACAAGCCAAAGAAATTTGGCTCGTAGAACCTGCCTCTGTTGTTATTGAAAAATATAGAGAAGCTGTAAAGAAATTGGGAGTATTTATGACTGAACAAAATCTTGTGAATGAGCCTCAGGAAGTTTATAATCTAAAAGGAGATGCTGCACGGATTGCTTTTGTAAAAAAATTCAAAGAAATACAAAAACTAAAAACACAGCTCAATCAATACACTGATTTAGAAGAGGAACAAAAAAAAGTCATTGAAACTATTTTGCCTACTGAAACCTTACATGGATTTCGAAGTTCATATTTAGAAACGGCCAAACAACTAAAAATGATTCAAGACAAGCAAGGTGATGATGCGCCCATTGAGATTCAAGAATTGGACTTTGAATTTATCTTGTTTGCTTCTTCTATTATTGATTATGACTATATTATGAACTTGATTTCTGATAGTACTCAGCAAAAAACAACAAAACAAAAGATGAGTAAAGAACAAGTCAAAAACTTGTTGAAATCAACATCAAACTTAATGGATGAAGAACAAGATTTATCTGATTTTATTGATAATTTGGATTGGACAAAGGGCTACGGAAAAGAAGAATTGACACAGTTATTTGATGCATTCAAAACCCAAAAATATAACAAAGAATTAGCAGAGATAGCAAATAAACACGGATTAACAACTGTGACTCTAAAAACCTTTGTGGAAAATATTTTAGCAAGAATGATATTTGATGGTGAAAAACTTACCGACCTGTTAATCCCTTTAGAACTTAGTTGGAAAGAGCGAAGTCAAAGAGAATTATCTTTAATGGAAGATTTAATTCCCCAATTGAAAAAATTAGCTCAAGGTGCTGAAATCAGTGGCTTGGAAGCCTATGAATAGATGTTAGTATGATTAGAATTATTATATAAGAAACTGCGTTAAATATATTTTGAAAGATAAAAGTTTAAAATATTTACTTTTAAAATACTGATAATTAATAACTTTTAAAATAAAAATGTTAAGCAAAATGCTATCAATAATTGATAATAAAGTATTTTATGAAAAAAAATATAAATTAAATGTTAGACAAAAGACATTTTTTAAAAACAGTAGCATTGTTTGAGATTTTATATCCAATTTAATTTTATTTATGATGACTAATAAGAAAAATAAGCTAATACCTAAATTACGATTTCCTGAGTTTGAAAATGATGGAGAGTGGGAAAATGTTAGTATTGAAAATGTAGGAAATGTTGTAACAGGTAATACCCCAAGTAAAAAAGAGAGTAGTTTTTGGGGAGGTAATAATATTTGGATAACAGCACAAGATTTTAAAGGAAAGTATATTTATGATTCAGTATTAAAATTAACAAATGAAGGAAGGGAGAAGGTAAGGATAATTCCTAAAAATTCGGTGTTAGTTACTTGTATTGCTTCTATTGGATTAAATGGAATAAATAAAGTAGAATGTTCCACAAACCAACAGATTAACTCGATTATTTGTAACTCTTCATATAGCTATAATTTTGTTTATTATGCAATTGAAAGTAATTTAGTTAGATTAAAAAGGTTTGCAGGACAAACTGCGGTCCCGATTATTACAAAAAGTGCATTTGAAAAATTTAATATATTAACACCCCCTTCTCTTGAGGAGCAACAAAAAATAGCAAATTGTCTTTCATCTTTAGATGAGCTTATTGAGGCGCAGGAGGAAAAACTAAAATTGCTTAAAGAGCATAAAAAAGGTTTGATGCAGCAGCTTTTCCCACAAGCTAATGATAATCGTGATATTACGAGGGGGGGTAACTTGCCAAAACTTCGTTTTCCAGAATTTATAAATGATGGGGCATGGGAGGAGAAAACGCTGGGGGAAGTTTGTAATATTACAAATGGAAAATCCAATGCTCAAGATCATATTGAAGGAGGTAAATACCCTTTATTTGATAGGTCAGAAGTTATAAAGACATCAAATGAATATATTTTTGATACAGAAGCAGTGATAATACCAGGAGAGGGTATGAAATTTATTCCTAAATATTATGAAGGAAAATTTAATCTTCATCAGAGGGCATATGCCTTAAAGGGGTTTAGTATCCATGGAAAGTTTATATATTACTCAATGTTAAACAATAATGTTTTATTGTCACGAAAAGCAGTTCAATCAACAGTGTTATCATTGAGATTACCAATACTTCAAAATTTTCCAGTTCAAGTACCAAAACAAAAAAAAGAACAACAAAAAATAGCAGATTGTCTTTCATCTTTGGATGAAACCATAGAAGCACAAGACCAAAAAATAGAGTTATTGAAACAACATAAAAAAGGACTAATGCAGGGATTGTTTCCTGTAATAAATTAAAAAATGGAAAATATACAAGAAATAGCAACCCAATTAAATGAATCTTCTGAACAAATTTGCTTAATCTATGCTTTCAATGGAACGGGTAAAACAAAATTATCTGTTGCATATAAAGATTTAACCAAAGAAGAAAATAACGGAGAACATTCAGGGGTATATTATAATGCATATAGTGAAGACCTATTTACTTGGGACAATGATGAGGAAAATGATAATGAAAATATGAAACTCAAAATACTTACTAGTTCTTTAAATAGACACCACTCACTATTGATGGACACAGATATACTCCAAGAAAAGCTTTCTATCTACTGTCCAAAATATAAATTTGAACTAAATCCATATGAGAATAGGGAACGAGGAATACAGTCTATCACTTTTTTCCTAGATGAAGAAACAAAGCAGCCGATTAAAATTTCAAGGGGGGAAGAACGAATCTTTATTTGGTGTTTCTTTTTAGCTCTTTTTGATACAGGTGTATGGGCAGATGCCCCAAACTCGCATTTCTTTATTGATGATCCTGTTTCGAGTCTAGATGAGCATAATATTTTTTTAACAGCTGAATCAATTCTTAAAATAATAGATGACGCCTATCCCAAAAAGAAGATAATTCTAACTACGCATCATATAGGCTTGTTTTCTATCCTTGTAGATAGGCTGACCAAAGGAGAAAAAGGTCGAAAATATGAAGCATCTACTGCTATTTTTTCATTAGAAAATAACTCTGAAAAAGAGCTATTTTTAAATAGTGTTAAAGAAGGAGTATTTTTATTTCATTTACACTTACTCAAAACACTAGATGAAGCCGCTAAAACAGAGCTTTTTTCTTATCATTTTGTTCTTTTAAGACAATTGCTAGAAAATATTGCATCTTTTTTGGGAGTTGGATATATTAGTTTTGTATTAGGTCAAATAGGTCTTGATGAAAATAAAAATACTATTACACATAGGATTCACTCCTTATCCCATAAAGACACATATAAGACACAATCAAATAAAATGTCTGAATCAGAAGAAATGTTATTTAGAGAAATTTTGGATAAGATTAAAACAAAGTATAAATTTAAATTTTAAAATGATACAGAAACAACAAAATAAATTAGGTGATACACTTTGGGCTATTGCAGATGACTTAAGAGGTGCAATGAATGCAGATGATTTTAGAGATTATATGCTTTCCTTTCTTTTTTTAAGGTATCTATCTTTCAATTATGAAGAAGCTGCTAAAAAGGAATTAGGAAATGACTATCCTGAAAGTCCGTCAGAAGATAAAAGAGTGGATTTTAGAGTACCACCACCTTTGGAAATATGGTATAAAGAAAATAAAAACTATATCGAGGATTTTGAGAAACAAATGCGCAGAAAAGTACATTATGTTATTGAACCGCGATATCTTTGGAGTAATATTACAGAATTGGCTCGTACTCAGAAGGATGAATTGTTAGAAACTCTACAACAAGGTTTTCGTCACATAGAAGAAGAGTCTTTTAATAGCTCTTTCAAAGGTTTGTTTTCTGAAATCAATCTCAATTCGGATAAATTAGGCAAAACTTACAAAGAAAGAAACGAGAAACTTTGCAAAATCATCACAAAAATTGCAACAGGTATTGCCGACTTCTCTACTGATACAGATACGCTTGGTGATGCTTATGAATATTTGATTGGGAAATTTGCCGCAGGTTCGGGTAAAAAAGCAGGGGAATTTTACACTCCTCAGCAGGTTTCTACCATTTTATCTAAAATTGTAATTTTAGATAGCCAAGATCCTACATTGGGAGCTAAATCCAAATTAGATAAAGTCTTGGATTTTGCATGCGGTTCTGGCTCTTTGCTATTGAATGTTCGGAATAAAATACAAGAAAATGGAGGTAGCATAGGTAAAATTTATGGGCAAGAGAAAAATATTACTACTTACAATCTAGCTCGGATGAATATGCTTCTACATGGGATGAAGGATACGGAGTTTGATATTTTTCATGGAGATACTTTGCTCAATCAATGGAATTTACTCAATGAGATGAATCCGAGCAAAAAAATAGAATTTGATGCTATTGTTGCCAATCCGCCATTTAGTTTGCGTTGGGAGCCTAATGATACATTAGCAGAAGATTTTCGTTTTAAGAGCTATGGTTTAGCTCCAAAATCAGCTGCTGATTTTGCATTTTTACTGCATGGTCTCCACTTTTTGAAGGGGGATGGGACAATGGCAATCATTTTACCACATGGTGTTTTATTTCGAGGAGGAGCTGAAGAGCGAATTCGTGCAAAACTGTTAAAAGAAAGATATATTGATACTGTAATAGGTTTACCTTCCAATTTATTTTATTCCACAGGAATTCCAGTTTGCATTTTAGTTTTGAAAAAATGTAAAAAAGTTGATGATGTATTGTTTATTAATGCGTCAGAGCACTATAAGGCAGAAAAAAGACAAAATTCTTTGGAAGAAGAACATATTCAGAAAATTGTAGATACCTATCGGAACCGGCCAGAGTATATTGAGCGATACGCCCGTAGAGTTTCAATCGATGAAATAGAGAAAAATGGGTATAACCTTAATATTTCTAGATATATTAGTACAGCTCTCGAAGAAAAAAAAGTAGATTTGAAAATGATACATAAACAACTAAAAGATAATGAGGCAAAGATTGAAAATTCAACAAGACAACACAATCAATTTTTAAGAGAATTAGGACTTCCAGAAATTTGATAATATACAATTTTATACTTTATGAAAATAGTGAAAGGCCAGAATATTCTGGCCTTTTATCTCTTGAAAAAAATCAAAAAAGCATAATCCTTATCTATATATCGGCTTAATCATCATAGTTAGAGAATATTCTTAATCTCTATTTTTAGTGTAAAGATAAGTTCCTGTAAATTAATTATTTGTAGGGGGATACAGGGGAGTTTTTTTATTATTAGGTTTATTTAAGTTCCCAATTCTAACTGATTTATAATTAAACAACCATATTATCAGCATTTTTCATTGTTTATAACCTATGAGCAACAACAAGTACTGTTTTCTCCTTAAAAAAGAATTGTAAATTTTCATGAATTTTTCTTTTATTTTTAGCATTTGAAGCACTTATTGCTTCATCAAAGAAAATATAATAAGGATTTTTATATATTGCACGAGCAATTAAAAATCATTGTTTTTGACCTCCTAGTATCCCATTACCTGAAGCTCCTATTTTAGTTTTTAATCTAAGAGTTTTCCTCTACAAAACTCTTAATATCTGCTATTTCAATAGCTTTATTAAGTTTATGATAATCTATTTCCTCATCTCCTGTAGCAATATTTCTTTCAATGGTACTTGAGTTAAATCTTTTTCTCTTCTAATTTTTCTCAGGTTATTGTTTTTGATATTCATAATATATGTTTTTAATTATAAAAGGTTAAATTTTTCCATTGCATTTATTTTAATTTCATCAGCAATGTCAATGTATGGTTTCATTGCCTTGTAATCACTATGTCCTGTCCACTTCATAACAACTTGTGGTGGGATTCCCAAAGAAAGAGCATTACAAATAAAAGTTCTCCTCCCAGCATGCGTGCCTAACAAAGCATATTTTGGGGTTTCTATATCAAACCTTTTATTTCCTCTATAATAAGTTTCTCTTATTATTTCATTTATTTCTGCCAACTCTCCAAGTTCTTTTAGATATTCATTCATTTTTTGATTCGTGATTATAGGAAAAATTTTATTATTTTTAAACTTATTATTTTTGTATTTTTCGATAAGTCTCCTACTATGGTTATTTAGTTCAATAATTAAACTATCGGAGGTTTTTATAGTTGTAATATGGATAGTATCACCTTTAATATCCCCTTTTTTAAGGTTAGCCACATCAGAATATCTTAATCCTGTAAAGCATTGAAAAAGAAATATATCTCTAACTCTTTCAAGATATTGTTTTTGTATAGGAATTTCATATTTTTTTAGTTGATTAAGTTCAGTTTGAGTAAGAAATATTATCTTCTTTTGTGTTGTTTTTAGTTTAGGTTTAAATATTTCAAAAGTGTTATCAAAAAGATATTTTTTTCTTAAAGCCCATCTTAAAAACCATTTTAAAAATGAAAATTTTTTCAATAAAGTGGAGTTTTTTAACTTTATATCTTCTTGTAAATAATATTGATACTCCATTAAAGTTTTTTCTGTAAGATCACAAAAATTAATATTTGGATTAAAGTTTAGCAGATAATTTTTCTGTGTTTGCATTTTTTGATAAGTAGCCTTTGTCCAAAGATTTTTCTTTCCCTCTTCCTCTACAAATAAGTCATAAATCTGGAAAAAGGTCAAATCATTTTCTTTTTTCTTTTCTCTACCTATTTCATTATTGAAAGCAGCTCTGAATTCGTCTGCTGTTGGTATGATCTTTTTCTTTTCAAAAGTCATAAAAACACTTTCACTCGCCTCTTCATATTTTTGTATCTTACGATTGATGGCATTTGCAGGAACTTTCTTGTCACCGTGTGTAGTGTTTATTTTACAGCGTTGAGTTTCCTTACTCCACTTATCAACTTCTACTCTATAGCCTACATTAAAAGCAACGATAAATCCGCTCCATTTTATCCTATAACGAAGTTTAGCAGTAGGGTTGTCTTTTTCTTTGTCTAATAAAAATTGTGCGTGGTATTTTATCATTTACTATTAAATTCTATGGTTATTCCACCTGTTCTTTCAAGTTCACTAAATTTGTATTCTTTTGAAATCAATAATTTGCCATCTGAATATATATTTATTATTTTAGTAAGATTTGTAGGCTCGTTATGGTTAAAATCTTTGCGATATGTTCCCATTATTCTTAATATTCCAGATAAAACAGGAGCTGTGGTTTCGTAAATCTCTATTTCTTTTAATGATATATTGGGATCGCTTTCTACTCCACTATATCCTTGAAAAACAAATATAGTGTGTTCATTAATAGCACCTCCTTCTCCTCTCCAATTTATTTTATCATAAGTTTCATCTACTACAATATTTGGTGTGTGTTCAGAATATTTCAGAATAGGAGAGAAATCATTATTGTTTACTTTTTTAAACTCTAAATATAGAATTTGGTATAAGTCTTTATAATCTCCTTTATTTATAACTTCTATTTTAATTTTTCTTTCATCTTTGGAGATGCATTTTTTTACACTCTCGGTGGTAGGTTTTTTATAAATATCCCAATCATCCCATCTCTTCTCTTCATTATATCTGTACAATTATCTTTCTTTTGAGCAGAAAAAAAGATAGCATGAAATGTTAATGCTACAAGGAGAATCTTTTTCATAATTACTTATTCTTTAGAATTTCCAATAATGTATCTATTTGTTTTTGACTTGTTTTTAATCTTTCATTTAATTCCTTTTGTACATCTTGATACCCTTTTTGAAGCTCTAATAAATTTGAAAAATCATTGTGGGAAATTGTCACATTTCCTTCAATGTTATTTATATTACTGTTTATACTATTATTTCCTTTTGCTTTTTGCGTATTTATTGGTTTAATCATTTCACCTTTTCCTGTTAAAAGCCATTTTTCATTTAATTGAGGGTACACATTCAATATCTTATTTAAACTTCGAGAGCTGATATTTTCTCCTAAATTATTAACATATCCAGCAGATAAACCTACATTTTGAGCAAATTTATTTTGTCCAATGCCTAAATATTCTAAAAAAATTATTAATCTATCTTTCATAAAAATTTTGTTTCTGACAATCAGTTGTTTACAATAACATTTGCATAATAAAGTATATAAATAGTAGTATTTTATATAAAATATTATATATTCGCAATATAAATATAGTTATATTTTAAATACAAATTAACAACAAATATATAAAAATTATGGAAGTAAGTGAAACCATCATTGAAAAAATACTGAATGATAATAACTTCAGTATAGAATTAGCAAAAAGACTTGGAAATCAGCAACAATCAGTTCTTGGTTTAGCAAGAAGGAATAGCAGGAATCTAACCCTTTGGGAAGCGGTAATGTTCTATAAAGAACAAGGCTTTACAGAAGAAGAGATTTTTAAAAATTATCAGTTATATAATTCATCAGTAAAACCTAAAAAATCTAAAAATGAAAGAGTTAATTAAAATTACACAACACAATGGAAATTCTTTTATTTCAGCGAGAGAATTACATAAGTTTTTGGAGGTAGGAAAAGTTTTTGGAGCATGGATAAATGAGCGTATTGAGCAATTTGGATTCATTGAAAATCAAGACTATGTAGTTTTTTCCGAAATTGGAAAAAACCCAAAAGGAGGACGCCCAATGAAAGAATACCTTCTTTCAATAGATATGGCAAAAGAACTTTCAATGCTGGAAAGAAACGAAAAAGGAAAACAAGCAAGAATATACTTTATAGAATGTGAAAAAAGGCTCAGAGAGCAAAGTCTAAATTATTATTCTATTGAAGTTTCCCCTGAAAGAATAGCAGAAAGAAGAAAAATATTACAAAAACAATTTGTAGAAGAACTTCGCAAATACTTTTATAGAGGGGATTTGACAAATGTTTCCAAAGAAAATAAAATTTCTTATAATAAAATAATTAGAGTGATGAGTGGAAACTCCTTTGATGACAGAATTATAGATATTCTCTATGAAAAAGCAATGAATAATAAGTATTCTTTGGAATGTAAAATGGAAGTAATGATAACCGACTTAAAATCATAAAAATGAATATTGATAGAGACACTCCAATGTGGCAACTGACTCTTGGTGATTTTTTACAAGCATTTCAGAAATATACCGAAATACCTAATAATCCAGAACAAGAAGTTATAGAAAAAAAAGAGTATGTATATGGAATTAATGGTCTAGCAGATTTAATAGGGTGTTCTAAAACCCACGCTTCTCGATTAAAAAGTCAAGGAATATTTGATGAAGCAATAATCCAAAGAGGCAGAAAAATAATTATTGATAGAGAAAAAGCTTTAGAGTTATTTAATAATAAATTATAAATACTATGGACATCAATCCTAATACTCAATTATTACACCTTACGGTGGCAGAATATATAGAGTTGCATAAGGTAGTAACTGGGCAAAAAAAAGAAATTAAAGAATATGTGTATGGATTGAAAGGCTTGGCAAAGATATTAGGCTGTTCAAGAACAACTGCTTCTAAAATTAAAAACTCTGGGATGATAGATGACGCAATATCTCAAGTGGGAAAGTTAATCGTAATAGATAAGAAAAAAGTTCTTGAAATTATAGCAAAAGAGAATGAATTATGAATTATACTGAATTAACAACCAAATTTTGGTCTATAAATGAAAAATCTCCATTAGGAGCTTCTGCTATTGCATTATATTTTTTTCTATTGGAAAAATGTAGACAAAATGATGGCAAAGATTTCACAATATCAGATAATGCAATAGGTCAAAAATTATCTTTAACTAGACCAACTATTAATGCTCTTAAATCAAAATTAAGAAATGTTGGTTTAATTCAGTATCAAACAAGAAATGGGGTACCAAGTATTTATAGAATAATAACTGATATTTCTTTCTTACTACAAGAATCACTCCAAAAAGAGACTTTAAATATTAAAAATAAAGTAAGTCAAGAATCAGAACCATTCAAAAAAATGATAGAAAGCCCTATTATAAATAACATTCAACCTAAAATATTAGAAGAAAAAACAATTCATACATCAACAAGAGAAAATATAAATATACCCTCATTAGATGAGTTTATGAATTTTGCTAAAAGTTTAGAAATTTATGATGAAACAATGGATTTTGCTATCAAATCAAAATATGAATCATGGAGAGACAATGGCTGGGTCAATGGACTTGGAATCCCTATAAATAAGTGGCAAAACAATTTAAAAAACACACTGCCACATTTAAAAACCTCAAAAAAGAAACCTTCAGGACTTCAGCCTAATAACATTCCTACTATAAAACGCCCAAAACAAACTTACAATGAATAACACAAATATTAAATTAGAAAAAGAAATTTTAGCTCATTTAATTCAAGAATCATCCTTGTTCGCTAACCATTATACTAAACTAAATCTTAATCTATTCACAACAAAAGAAAATAGACTTATATACTCAGTTATTGCGGACTTATGGGAAAATGGTAAAGGGATAGATTTAATGATTGTAACATTAGAATTAAATAAGAGAGGGCATTCTCATTTAGACCATTATGTTATAGACTTGGTGACTAACTCTTTTTCTTCTGCAAACTTTGAATATCATTTAATGGTTTTGGTGGAACTATCTGTAAAAAGAGATTTTATAGACAAATTTTCAAAATTATTGAGGTTTGCTCAAGAACCCAATATGGATATATTTGATATTCGTGATAAAGCTTTTGAGTATTTTGATAATTTATTTTTAGACCAATTTATAGACAACAATAAGCAATATCAAAGCTTTTCAAGTCTTGTTCATAAAGCAGAAGAGAGATTTGATAATATTAATCTCAATGGGATTACAGGTATCCCAAGTTCATTAGGTATCATCAATAAAACAATGGGAGGTTGGCAAAATTCAGACCTTACAATTGTGGCAGGAAGACCTGGAATGGGAAAAACAGCATTTTTAGTTCAGCAGGTAGTAGATTTAGCAATCCAAAATATGGCAGTGGGTATATTCTCATTGGAGATGTCTGCGGAACAAATTGCTGTGAGAATTATTACAAATTATACCAAAATTCCAAACTCTTCAATATTGAGAAAAGGTCTGAAAGAAGATGAAAGAGAGAGATATTATCACTATAAAGAAGACTTGACCAAACTAAAAATACATATTGATGACACCCCATCAATATCTATTCAAGATTTAAAAGTTAAGGCAAAAATGATGAAATTGAAATATAATATAAAAGCCTTATTTGTTGATTATTTACAATTAGCAACTTATGAAAAATCACAAAATAGAGAGCAAGAAATCGCCAAAATCTCATCAGGATTAAAGGCTATTGCAAAAGAATTAGATATACCAGTAATCGCTCTCTCTCAACTTTCAAGAGCTGTAGAGAGCCGACCTAATAAACGCCCTCAATTATCCGATTTAAGAGAGTCTGGTTCAATAGAACAGGATGCTGATGAAGTTATTTTCCTCTATCGTCCAGAATATTACAATATTGATGAATGGGATGATTACAATAATGCTCCTACAAAAAATGAGGTGGAAATTATGATAGCTAAAAATAGAAATGGAGGATTATTAGATGAGAGATATAAAGTAAATATGGCGATTTCTGAATTTAGAAATATAGAATATTAACCCAAAATAAAAAATATGAAAAATATAAATAAACAAAATCTTTCCAAAGACATTCAGCGACAAAAAATAATGTTTGGAATAAGTCTTTTTGCAGTGATATATCTTATCTATTTTGGAGCTCAAAATGAAGAATGGAGCTATTATTGTGCAATAGCTTCAGCTTATATTTTTACAAAGACTATGAATTTTTTAATAAAAATTTACAAAAATCATAAGCTTCTAAAATGAGAATCTTAAGTCCTTTTTATTTCAAAATAATTGCTCTATTGTCAATGAATTTAGATCTGTTTAGAATAATAAAACAAGAAGCTATGAAAAAAATTAAACCTAAATTGATAGTAATTTTCCTAATATTAACACTGTTAATACTCTTTTTTCTGAAAATGTTAGGGTTTATATTTATGATGCCTCCAAGTCCATTTTTTATTTAAAATCAATATCATGAATGAATTAGAACTATCTACAGAAGAATTATTTCCACCCACAAGGGAGGAATTAGAAGAAATCTTGGAAACTATACAAAAGCAACTGAAAGACCCAAAATTTGAAGAACATTGGGCGTTTTTACATCAGCAGTATTTACTTAAAAAACAACTATTAAAAGATTTAGAAGATGAAAACTTTTGAAAATTACACTATTGTTGAAGAAACAGAATGGGCTATACTCATCAAAGTCTTTGTTTCTGAATTAGAAAAAGAAGTAGAATTTTGGTTACCCAAATCCAAAACAGAAAAAAAAGATGAGGGTTTAGAAATTGACACCGAAACTTGGGAAACCAAAATAGAAGAATTGAAAACTCCACAAGAGGAAGAGTGCGTATTTGTCTATGTAGATAAATACGAAGAATTAGAAAAATCCTACAAACTAATCCTTACTGCTACTCTCAAAAAAATAAATACTAATCCTTGGGCTTTTGTTCCCAAAACTTTGGTCAAAGACCTCGGAGAAATTGAAGAGAATGAAAGAGGAAAGTTTTATTTTAAAATCCCCCTTTGGTTTTGGGAAAAGAATTTAGAGAAAATCATTTCTGATACCTTGGAATTTTTCAATAAAGATAAAGAAAAGGGAGAGGAAAAATTCAAGAAGAATGATTTTAAATTATGGAGTGTGGAATAATAAATGATTCCACAAAAATAAATCCTCTTTTTTGGTCATTTTCTTAACTAAGATTCTTTAATTTCTCTAAAACTCGATTATATTTATGTAGCTATATTAAGTATTCTTTCCTCTTTTAGATAAGTTCTAATTTTGACACCTAACCTTTGTATAATTTCAATTTCTGTAAAGAAACAAAGATGCTAATAAGTATAAATAAATTTATGCTTTCTTATCTTATTCAAGTGGGATTTTCCAACATTTCATCAAATTATATATTAAATCCTCAAAACTAAAATAGTTTTGAGGACAGTTATTCTTATTTTTGAGTGCTTGACTATAGCATATTTAATGTATAGTGATGCACTTTGTCATTTGACAATACAAAGATATAAAAATAATTATATTTTTACAAAATTTATTTTATCATTTATAACTTGTTTTATATCATCACAAATATTTAATCCTTTAAATAAAGCTTCCAATTGGTTATATAAATCATCCGCTCTACTAACTGATAAAATAAATTT